GTTTCGCAGGTGCGCCATTCCTCGCTGGTCGGCGTCAGGGCTTCGATGAGCGGCGTTTTGGTCAAAGTCTCCAGCGCCTCCGCAAGCAACTCGCGCTGGGGCATCGCGGAGAGGGCGGCGCGGGCCAAGTCGCGGTCATAGTCGGTAATCGGCATGTCGCCTGAGCCATCTTCGTCACCGGCAAAGCGTGCGTCTATGATCGCCTGCGCGACACGTTCGATTGTTGCGTCATCATCCTGGCTCATGCTGCTGCGTCCTCAACTGCAATTTGGCACAAGAAATCGCACGCTGGCACGATGGGGTTCGTGGTCGGCCAGTCGGCTGGGATTTCGTCGATAAAGACGCGCTCGCCTTTGATGCGGCAGAGCCTCACGTCCAGTTCGCGCGACAGCTTCGCCATGCGGTCGAATTTGTCGGGGTAGTGCTTGCGAATGAGCGAGTAATAATCGGGACTGGTGGATTTCGGGCACGGCAGGCAGTTCGCCGAGGGCAGGCCCTGAGCATATGTGAGAGGCGGTTGCACTCCAGCCGATTGCAGGAACCCAAGCGCGCCAGCCTTTGTCACGCCGCGTTCAATCAGCGGCGCTCGCACGCTGCGCAGTTCGGGGAAGTTCGCCTTGAAGCGATTGAACCGCGCCAAGTCGTTCGCGTCTGCCGTGTAGCCGAAGACGTGGCCGTCTGTCGGGCGCTGGTATTCAAAACGAGGAATTTTTTTCAGCTCGTCAGTACAACGGGCACCCTCAATACCGGCGAGCCAGCGAGTTCGCTCCCAAACATCCCAAGTCGAAGCGTACTTGGCGGACTTGATGACGGTGACCGGCTGACCGAACCATTGTTCACAGTCAGCGCGGAAGCGAGCGTTGTCTTCGTGCTCTGAGCCAGTGTCGCAGTAGACGATTTCAATAGGCTGGCCTTCAGTCAGCATCAGCTTCGTCGCTACGGCAGACGCTGCGCCAGCGGAGAACCATGATAGGGTGCGGCTCATGCTCCCGCCTCCTCCATCCGCATCCGCTCCAGCCTGCGCGCTATGAACATCGCGTGGACGGGCTTGTCGCGTCTCGTCGGAATGGCGTAAGCGGCAGGCGTCTGGCACGTACACGCAGCCGCGCGATCCTCTGCGTGCGCGAGCCGGTCCATCAGCGCGGTGAACTCTGCAACAGCCGCGTCGAGGGTTTTGTATCTCACGCCTGCTTGCGTTTCGTGGGGCTGGCGGTTTCTGGTTAGCAATTCAATCTGCGCAATGCTCATGTGATTTCCTCATTGATCTCGCTGAGAAGAGACATCGCAGCGTTCGGGGCGGGGTCGCCGTAAGCGCCGTCAGAAACGTCCGCATACGGCTCGATGAACTCAGCGCAGGCGACGAGCAGTGCTTTCAGCTTTGCGATCTGAAGGCGCTGCTCGCCAACCTTGCGCGCCGCATCGTCAAGCAGGCTGTGGAGGGTGGTGACGCGTTCGAGCGTCAGGTCGTGTTTGGTGAGGTTCATTGTCCAATCTCCCAATCACGCGCACGGTCACGCAGATCGTCCGCATCCGGACCATCGTCCTCGTCCGGGTTCTCCATGATGTCGGTGATCCACTGGTTTTCCTCGGCGTCGGTCATAAAGACTGGCTCGCCATTCTCGCGGCCAACGCTGTGAAGCTCGACTTCGCCGCCCTCTGCGGGGTAGCAATCCTCGGGACGGCCAGAAGTGCGCGCGGGGATGCAGGGCAACTGGCGATACTTCACGACGACGCAGCTTTCGTCTTCGCGGTAGAATTTGCGGGTGCGGAGGCGGCTCACGGGCGATACCCCTCAACGTTAAGCGCATGCATCTCGCGCGCCAGATCACGGGACAGGTCCGACATCAGGTCGATGATGGCGGGGTCATGCGTCCAGACGCCATAGGTCAGGCCCTTCATGCGGGCGACGATCTCTTGGATGGCTTCGGCGCGGGCGTCCCACGTGCGCTGCTCGGGCGTGCGCATGTCGCGGTAGACGCGGCTCGCTTGTTCGGCGTTGGTGTCGGCAGAGGTCCAGGTCATGTCGTGCTCCTTTGATGTCCCCAATGTGCACGTCATGCATTAAGAAGCAATTACTATCTGTGCGCGGCGTGCAATTATTTCCTTGCGCCAGTCCGGCAGGTAGTGCACACAGCATCCATGACATTTGCACAATGGCTCGAACAAACCAACATCACCGACGCAGAGGCCGCCAAGCGTTTCGCTCGCGATCGCGCGCACATCAGCAAGTTGAGACGCGGCAAGGCGCGTCCGTCTTACGAACTCATGCTGCTCATTGCCAAGGTCAGCCAGGGCAAGGTCGGGCTGGAGACTTGGGCGAAATGACACCCTCAATTGCCGACATCATCGCCGCGACGGCTGAAGCTTCGCACTATTCGGTCGCGCAGATCACAGGCGACCGGCGCTTTTCCGACCTCGCACACTGGCGCGCGTGCGGCATGTACCTCGCCCTCAAGACCGGCAAGTCCACCACGCAAGTCGGACAAGCATTCGGATGGCGCGATCATACGACAGTCATTTATGCCCGCCGCCGCATCGAAGCGCAGACGGACCCGCTTACGGCCGAACGTGTCGCCATGATCTGCACTCGTGTCGCCATGCGCCTGGCATCGCGCGCCATCCTTCAGGAGCGTGCGGCATGACCAGCCAAACCCGCACACGCACATTCCGCGATACCTCGGCGCAAGCTGCTGCCGTCGCTTACGTGCAGAAGCAGAACTCAACTTGCGAGGGCTGCGTATGGCTTCAGCGCCATCCCCGCCCGCAATGCAAGGGCGAGGCGTCGCCGCATTTCCGTATGGTGCGTGACACTTACAGTGCGCGCTGCACCTCTTACGAAGTGCGGCGCAAGGGCGAGCCGTCGCCGGTCAAGGCCTGAACTTGCCGGCGTGCATCTTCAAAGCCGTGGCCAACAATCACACGTTGTCCGATATCTTTCAGATACCTGTGCCAATCCTTTTGCACGGCTGACACCGTCCCGCCCTTGGCGCGTTTCATCTCGACCCAGACGCCCCAAGCTGGGATAAACAAGTCAGGCACGCCGGGCGAAACGCCTTCCAACTTGAGCCGTGCGCCGACTGTCCGTGATCTAGCCTCGCCGTTCGGGATGGCGAAGATCCTGACACCACGATGCGTCTGGCGAAACCAGCTTACGAATTCGCGTTGCTCAACATGCTCTGACCTACCAGGCTCTTCGCGTAACGTCGAAATACTTACCGTTCCGCCGAAAGCTGATTTCTTTCGGGCAGGGCCAGGCTTGAAGTTCAGCAATGCCATTGTCGATCCCCGAAATTGTTCCGTTAACCCGTGCAGCGATTGCCGCCAGCCTTTTCATTGCCATGTAGGTAGCCGAGCCGCCATGCCAGACAACGAAGTTTTCGCGGATCACCGGCTGCGACAGGGCGCGGGGATAGTAGCGCACGGACAGCATTTTCTTTCCGGCGGCGCTCGTCTCGACCGACCAGCTCCAGCTTGTCACAGGGATCGTCTCTTCTGCGGCGTCACTCAGGATTGCATCATCATGCAATTTCAGGGTTGGCCCTTTGCGCTCCCATATGTGGCCGCAGGTCGGACACTCCATCACCGACAGGTGCACCAGCGTGTCACACTCAGGGCAGACCTTGACGGGCGCATCCCCCGTCTTCTGCCCTGGCTTGCGCGGGCGGGGGTTGTCAAAGGGTCCATGCGTCGAGACGATCCCGGCGAAGTCGAGGACGAGGCAGTCCTTCTTGTTCTGCGCAGTGCGCGTCCCGCGACCCAGCATCTGAACATAAAGCGACGTTGACAGTGTCGGCCGGCAAGCGGCGATCAGGTCAACGTTCGGCGCGTCGAACCCCGTCGTCAGAACATTGGCGTTCGTTATCGCCTGTATCTCGCCGCGTTTGAACGCCGCTATGATCTCAGCGCGCTCCTCTGATGGCGTCTCGCCGACCACAGTTGCCGCTGTCACGCCTTGCCGCAACAGCGCATCCCGCAGGCCATAGGCGTGGGCAACGGAGACGGCGAACACAATCCAGCTTCGCCGATCGCCTGCGTGTCGGATGATCTCTGCCGCAACGTCGTTGTTCGTCTTCAAGTCGTTGACGGCGGCGTCAAGGTCAGCCTCGACATACTCCCCGCCGCGCCGACGCACATTGTCCAGATCGTAAGTGGTCGCCGTGCGCTTGCACGTCAGCCGCGCAAGGTGGCCAGCCTTCAACAGTTCCATGTAAGTGACAGGCACTATAAGGGAGCTGAACAGCGCAGGCGGATCCGTGATCATGCCGTGGCCCAAGCGATAGGGTGTCGCCGTCAGGCCGATGACACGCAGGGCCGGATTGATTGCGGTAAGGTCGTTAATCAGCTTCCGGTACTGGCCAGCGGCACCCGCCGGGATGCGGTGCGCCTCGTCCACGATCAGCAGATCGATGTGTCCGATCTCGTCTGCCTTTCGCGCCAGGCTCTGCACGCCGCCAAACACGATTGACTGAGAGGCGTCCCGCTGGCGCAAGCCTGCGGAGTAGATGCCAAGGGGAGCGGTCGGCCAGTATTCGCGCATCTTGGCGGCGTTCTGTTCGATCAGTTCCTTAACATGCGTCAGCATCAGGATGCGCGTTTCCGGCCACTCGCGAAGCGTTTCCTCGCAATAGGCGGCAATGACATGCGACTTCCCGGACCCGGTCGGCATCTCAAGGCAGGGATGGCCTTCCGGGTGGCGACGGAACCAGTCGTCCAGCATGTCGATTGCGCGGCGTTGATACTCGCGGAGAGCCATCAGTTATTCTCACGAAGCATCAGAACGGCACCTGCGAATTGATCAGGTCAAAGCTGGTCCGCCCGCCATCTGCAGGGTCGCCGTTCTTCTCAATCTTCCCGTCGATCTCCCAAACGCCCATAACGCCGTCCGGGCTTTCCTTCATCACCCACGGCACAAGGTCAGGGTGCAGGACATGCGACGTGCAGCCCCTGCGCTGCGCTGGCACGGGGATTACGTCATCGTAAACGCCGCAATGCCAGTACCCGTCAGGACGCGCCGTCGCGTGAGCGCACGTCCGACAGTTGACTTCCCGCGTCAGCTTTGTGTGGTGGCAGAAATTATAGGCCGGGCAGAACTTGCATTGATACCAGGCAGGGCCTGCGCCGGCGACTGGTTCGGGCATCCGGTCGGCTTCGCTAATCCTGCGTCCCCGATCAATCGCCGCCTGGGCGGCGTCCTTGTCATAGTGAATGCGCTCAATGTGCAGGCGGTCGTCGTTCTTGTTGACGGCCACGTACAGCGCACGGTCCAGCCCTGCACCGTGCATATACACTTGCATCTGCACCCAGTGTTCGGGCTTCGCCTTCGCAACGCCGTCCTTTTCCAGCGCGGAAAAACTCTTGTCTGAGTGCGTCTTGAACTCGGCGACGTGGTGCGTCTTCGGCGCTTCGGGGACGTTCGAGACGATGGCGTCTGCGCTGCCCGACACATGCCCGCCGAACTTGAAATGCGCCTGCGTGGTTTCGATCCTGACGCCAGCCAGCTCGAGGTCTGCGAGGATCGTAGCCTCCTCGTTCTGCCCGCGCCGGAACAGGCGCAGGATGCGTCCCTCGAACTCCTCAATCACGGCCCACCTGAACGACAGCCAGAGCCAACGGTCACACGCGTGGCCAAGCGTGCTTGCCCCCATGTGGGGGCGAGGCATACGCCCCGCCGCCTCAGCATGGCGCTTGTCTATGAGCGTCACGAGCCCATTCTGAGGCGACGGGATGCGCATTAGCCTTTCCTCCACGGCGGTGCTTTGGCAGCGGATGCAGGCGCAGCGGCAGCAGGCTTAGGCGCGTCAGGTTGCGCCCATTGCGGCCTAGCTGAAGCAGGCGCTGCACCGCCACCATGCTTCCAACCACGCACCTCGTTCCGGGCGGCGTACTCACCCTCGGCGGCCTGCACGTCGAGTTTGATCTCGCAGGTTCCGCCGATCAGTTGATCCGTGTCTTGTATCTCAGCGAGGCCAATCGCGCGCATCAGCTCGCCGAGTTGCTGGCGGCCGATCTGCTCCGCCTTGGCGTTCGGGTTGCGAATGTTCAGGTTGCCAAAGATCGCTCGGCCCTGATGGGCGGGGCCGACGATGTCATAGCGCACCTTGATATACTGGCCGTTGCCCGCTTTGGTGTCCTTAACCTCGGCGGAATGGATGCGCGCACTATACCAGCCCGGCGGGACCGGATCGTAAGAGCGGTCGCTTTCCGGCAGGCTGTTTACATTGATTGGTTGATCAAGTCTCATGGTTAGTTCCCTTCTTGAGTTATGGAGAATGACGCGCGCCCAGGCGTGATGGTGATCGCTTCAGACAGGGCGTGGGTAATTTCAGGCGCCGCAGCTTTCCACAGCGCCATGTTTACTTCCGGCTTCCACCTGAACAGGCTGCCGAGATGTGCAGTCAGTCCGTGTTCCTCGGCGACTTCCTGCAGCTTGTCGCCGTCGATCTTCCAGTTGTCCCGGCTCGTGACGCGGACTTTGTAGCCCTTCCACTCAGTCCGCTCCGCCGCCAGCATCTCGTCTTCAATCGCCCGGCGGCGTTCGGTCCATTCAGTCTCGGCGGTCTTGGCTTCCAGCCACAGTTGAGCAAGGTTATCCATTGTTTGCCCCCTGTATCTTGGAGATGATCGCCCCAAGGTCAGGCGCTTCCCATGCGTCCAGCCGACCAGAGCGATCCTTCGCCAGCCAGAGGCCATCGCCGTCACACATCAGGCCACGCTGCGGCACGCCTTCGGCGTCTTTCTCGACGCGCAGGGCCAGCACCTCGTCAAAGAAGTAGGGCAGTTGCTGGCCGCTCTTCTGGCCGGGCATGCTGGGCGCGTACATGACGCGGCCCATCTCGTCCTGAGACTTGTCCAGCTTTGCGGACATATAGACGTGCTTGCCCGGCAGATCGCGGAACGTGCGGATAATGGACGCCATCGCTTCCTGCATGGCGCCGTAAGCTTGGCGCGGATCCTTGGCGATGCGCTTTTCATCGCCCAGCACGACCTCGGCGATTTCGCTGATGCTATCCAGCGCAACGGATTGATACTCTGTCGCCTCGGCGGAACCAGTTAGCCATTCGAGGGCGTTCGTAAGATCATTGACACCGCCAATCTCGATATACGCAAGATCAGCGCCAGCGATCGAAAGCAAGCCAGCCTCCGCCGACAGCGTGATGGGAGAGGGTAGGGTAGGGATGAGCGACGTTTTGCCAGCGCCAGCCTGTCCGTAGACGAGTAGCTTGACGCCATCGGATGCTATTGCGCTGGTGCGCCTTAGAGTAATTGCCATGTGTTCAGTTCCTGTTTCGCCCTGTCGGCTGATCCGGTCGGGCACGAACTTGATTGCACGGCGTGCACGAATGTGCAACCCTGATTTCAACAGGAGACAAAAATCATGGTTGACGTGACGCAGATATTCGGCGGCCCGTGGCGCTTGCCGACGCCGGTCGCGATCGATGAGCAGATACGCCATGCGATGTCGGCGGCAGGAATAAAGCCCCCCGCGACAATTGAGATGGACGGCAAGCTGCACCGCTACGCGACCGGGAGCAAAGGCCAGCCGGGCCACGACAAACCGGGCTGGTATGTATTCTTTTCAGACGGCGTCCCCGCCGGGATGTTCGGCGATTGGCGGACGGGTGCTTCCAGCACGTGGCGGGCTGACATTGGGCGGGAGCTGACGGCACCGGAAATCGCATCTGTCTCCCGCCGGCAGGCCGAGGCTCGAGCCGCGCGGGACGCCAGGGCATCAAGCGCCGCTGACAGCGTGGAGCTGATCTGGTCGCAGGCGGGAGCCGCCAGCCCTGATCATCCTTACCTTGTCCGCAAAGGCGTTGGCGCCCACGGCCTGCGCATTACGGGCGATGGCCGCCTGATGGCGCCCCTGTTCGCCGCAGACGGCTCCCTCTCCTCCCTCCAGTACATCGACGCCGAGGGTGGCAAACTCTACCACCCAGGCGGGGCGACGGGCGGGCGGTTCTGGTCGGTTGGCCCTTTGGAGGGCGACACAATCTACATTGCCGAGGGTTTTGCCACGGCCGCAACGATCCACGAGGTAACGGGGCGCCCCTGCGTGGTTGCCTACAGTGCCAGCAACCTTGTCCCCGTGACGGGATCGCTGCAGGCAGCCCATCCGTCTGCCCGGCTCGTGATCGTCGCCGACAATGACGCGTCAGGCGTCGGACAGCGCTATGGCGAGCAGGCCGCGGCAAAGCATGGCGCTCGCCTTATCCTCGTCCCCATCCCCGGCGACGCCAACGATTACCGCGCCGCCGGCCATGACCTTGCCGCTTTGCTTAATCCCACTATTGAGCAATGGCTGATCCCGGCGGATGACTTCTCAGCCCAGCCCGCTCCCATCCGCTGGCTGGTC